ATGCTGGTTGATTTCCAATAAAAGGCATTAATCTCCTATGTACTTATTGCATCTACTGTTGATACCCAAACATCTAAAGATGAAGCTGTGTCTGATATTACTTTTAAAGCATCACCAGATTGAACTACAAATTTAGCTCCACCATCTAATACTTGTAATGATGAACCAGTTGGTATTGGTGCATCTTTAACAAGATATATGTCATTTGAACCATCATTGATATATACAGATGCTACAACAGCTGATGTTGTTACATTTGAAACTGATATACCAACTACTGTATCATAACTGTCTGCAGTAAATAAAGTTGCTGCAGATGTTCCTACATCGTTGCTTGTGTATCTTCTAAAATTTTGTGCCATGTTTTCTCCTTAAAGTGCTATTGCCATAGCGATTGCAAATCCAGCTGAAGCTGCATCTATGTTTGTTAATTGACTACCATCTACAGCAGGTAATTTTGCAGAACCATCAAGTTGTACCACATTGTTTGCAGAAGTTCCAACATTTAATGTGGATGCAGTTCCTAATCCTGTGATTTTAGTATTAGCAATTGAATTAACTGCTAATGTAATAGTTCCTGATGAAGTAATTGGTGAATTTGCTACTGTAAATTCGGAAGAACCTGCATCAGCTACTCCTACTGAAGTTACTGTTCCAACATTAGCTGGAGTAATAACAGTATAGGTAATATTTGTACTTCCTATAACACCATCGCTATCAGTAGTACACAAAAATATTTTATTATCATTTGTTGAACCTTGATTAACTACAACCATTCCACCAGATAATTCAGCAATAGTATCATGTTCTGGATCTCTTGATGCAGCACCACTTGATACTGCTAAGTATAATCCATTTTCAGTAGCATCTGTTTGGTCTTTTAATAAAACTCTATCTCCTGCAACAAGGGTAACACCATCAATAGAATCTCCTGCTTCTAAACCATTAGATAAACTTACATTTCCTGTAGAAGCACATTCAGCAATAGTTCTTGTTCTTAGTCCTGCAACAGCTTGATCTACATAATTTTTAGTAGCTGCATCTGAACTAGCAGATGGAGAACCAAGTCCTGTAACTGCTCCACCAGATATTGAAACATTATTTGCATCTTGAGTTGCAATAGTTCCTAAACCTAAATTAGTTCTAGCTGTAGAAGCAGTTGTTAAATCTGATAAATTATTTGATGCTGTAAGTTTAGCATCTAATTGAGTTTGTATTGCAGATGATACACCATTCAAATAACCAAATTCTGTATTAGAAATTGTACCATCATGTATTTTAGTTGCATCAATTGCTGCACTAGCATTTACATCTGCATTAACAATAGAACCATCTACAATTTTTGCACTTGTAACTGAATTGTCTGCTAGTTTGGCAGTTGTAATTTGTGAATCTGCTATGTGAGCTGTGTCTATAGATCCATCAACATACTGTTCACTATCAATTGAGTCATCAGCAATTTTAGCATTTGTAATTGCATCTGCTGCAATTTTAGCTGTTGTAACATTTGCGTCTGTAATGTTTGAAGTTTGAACTGCGTTTGATGCAAGTTTTGCATTTGTAATTTGTGAGTCTGCAATATGTGCAGTATCAATACTACCATCTACATAGTGTTCACTATCAATACTGTCATCTGCAATCTTAGAACCATTTACAGCATCTGCACCAAGTTTGGCAGTAGTAACTGCACCATCAGAAATATTAGATGTTCCAATAATTTCAGTTGGTATAGATGAATTAGTTTTTGAAAGTGCTGCAACATAAACATTTGAGATTGCTTCATTAGATAATGAACCACTATCCCAAGTTACATTGATTGTAGTATTTGTTGAAAAAGATGAACTAGCAATCGTACCATAGATAGTTCCTGGAGTAGAAGCTGTTAATTTAATTCTTCTTCCAGCATGATAGAAAGAAGTTACATCAACACCATCTATTGTAAAGGATGTTGCACTTGCATAAGTAGCAGTATAAGTACCTGAACCATCACCATATTCTACCCATTGTGAATCATTATACCAATCTCTAGTATTTTTCATTAATGCTCTAATGGCATTATTTAAGTTGGAAGGTAGCATCCCTTCGGCAGTAGAGATACCATTAAGTGATGTATTGTTTGCTTGTGTTGTTGAATAATCTTTTATTCCTGCCATATTAATCTCCTATAAACCATGAGAAAGCCTTGTCGCTTTCTTTGTTTCTATCATTTATTAATGTGTTGATAGCTTCTTCAATTTGTCTTTGAAAGAACTCTTGTGTTTCAAAACTATATCTAACATTATCTATATCAGTTTTTTCCGTCATCTCAAACCAATTCTTGAAGCAATTACATCAACACCTTGAGCATGAGTCCAAACAGACCCAGATGGTGTTTTTACTTTAATTTTAAAATATCTACCAGACTGTCTTACTGGATTATCTCCACTAGCAACCATTGTAGAAGAAGATGATTCTGTAGATGTATCAGCTAATCGTTCTTTACTTTGAATAGTTACTGTAGATGTAGCATCCACAATAGGTCTAACATTTACTATACTACTTCTGTGTCCTGGAAACAACTCCATTTCTCTAGTTTCTATAGTTCCTTCATTATCTGTTCCAGAGAAAATAGCTGCTTTATAATTATTATCTATTGCACCTAAATATCTTTGTCCACCATTCCAAAAATCAGTATCTAATGCAATATTAATATTATCTAGGTTTCCTGAAATCAAATCCATTAATTCTACAGTATATGCACCAACGAATTGTGAGAATATGGTACTAGCACTAGCATCTGCTGTACTCCATTTTTGAGTAGCATAATTGTAAATAATTACTTTATCACAAATACCAGTAGTATTAGATGTATCACTAGCAGATGGATATAACCACATGGCTAATTGATTGAATGGATCAACCGCTGCACAAATTCTATCTGTAAATGCTTTATTTAAATCTAAATCAAAAAATCTATTAACTTTTTCTGCACCAATAGATATTACATTATCTCCATTAAGCTCAAAAAATCCATCATCTGCATAAAAGAAAACTCTACGATTATCTTGGCAAACAGTTCTACCTAATACTGCACCTCTATTAGGTGAGATTACTGAAAGTCTAAATACAGTTGCTCCACCCACATAGTCCATACGAACTATTTGGTTTTGTCTAAAGATATAAGAAATCTCTCCAGAGGTTATGTGAGTTATCTGACCACCTGATCCTGGTAGGTCTTGCAAGTCTGATTGTTTAGTGCCACTTGCCCAAGTTGAAATATCATTAATACCTGACCATTGTATTCTATTTGAATTATTGGTGTGATTACCAGTTACTAAAAAATCTCTAATTACACCTGATACTTTAAAAGTTGGAACAGTACCTGATGTTGCAATTGATGATAAATCTGCAAAGTTAGTTGATGTACCCATTAAATAATATTGAGGTGCATCTACACCATTACTGGCAATAATATAATTGCCAAATTGTGTAAATGTAAAGTAATCAGTATTACCACCTGTTAAACCAGATTTTCTTGATGTAAATGTTCCTGAAGCTAATTGATGTATGTCTGAATTAGTTGCTACAAAATTAAATACAGTATTAGAATTATCTCTAAATGAACCTGCACCTCTACTATCTTTGGCTATGTTGTTTGTAGAATAATTAACTAATGAAGGAAATCTTTTATAAGAAGATGCTGCAAAATAAACATTGTTAGCTGTGTTTGCACCAGGATTATTATATTCTGGTTGGTCAGGTAGCCATTCTCCAAAAGGTATTTGCATTATTCTCCTATTGGTTATTGTTTGTTACTGCAACATATTTATCGTTAAATGAACCTGCAACAGTTACATCACCTCTTTGTTGTAATGGTGCATTTCCAAATTGATCTTCTTTATCATTTCTCTCAAGTCTTTCCATAGCAGTTGTGTACATTCCTTGCCATTGTTGAAGTCTTTGAGGATCAACACCTCCTAAAAAATTAGCAGCATGATATAATGAACCATATAAATATATAGCTGGATGACTTGCTAAAATGTAATTAGAAGTATTGGTATCTGATAAAGCTGGGAACTTTGCATAATAATTTAATGTACCTGTATAAGAGCCAGATGGAGTTGGAGCAAATCTAAAGTTATCTCCTATTATAGTATAGGTAGAAGGCATACCGGATGTAGAACTACCTTTAATCTGATCCATTTGAGATGGAGTAATATATTTTAATGAATATTTAGTTCCACCTTCTGTAATAAAAAAATCTCTTACTTGTAAAAAGTCGCTTGGTATAGATTCTGTTTCTGAATCTATTGTAATAGAAGTTGAGGTATTCATTTTTCTAATTCTTAATTTAGAATTGAAATCAGCTTCTGTTAATACTATGAAATCATTTGCTATCTCAGTTGTTAAATCTGATCTGTTTAACCAGTTAGCGATTGATGTTTTTAAATCTGAATAATTTGCTAGTGCCATTATAATTTTCCTTCAGCAGTTCTAAAATATCTAAATTCGCTGCTATTTAATTTTTCTTTTAATATTTTTTTTTGAACTTCTGGTGGTAGTCCAAACCAATTACTATCACCATTATACTCATTTGCCCAGACACTTAAAGCAATAGTTGGAATACTGGCTACTCTTTTCAAATCTCTTGATTTAGAATAGCCATCATTCATATTTAGCAATTCTTTGTTATGCTTTAGGTGTGAATCAATATTAACTTCTTCTTTAACTGCAATTTTACCTTCCATGTCATCTTTCATGTAAGTTGTTTTTTGCAATCCATCTAAAATTATATCTTTTTTCATTTGCCTTGACCTTTATATCTTTTTTGTTTCTTCTGTCTTTTCTCTGATTTATTCAAAGATTTTTTGTGTTGTCTTGCACCTCTTTTTTTAGGCTTATCTCTTGGTATAAAATGGGTAAATTTTTGTTTAGCCATTAGCCAGACATTTCAGTAACTGAAACTTCAGCACTACCAATCACAGCAACTTTCTCACCAGGTGAAACTTTAAAAATTTCAGGTTGGTCAGCAGGTATAAAGATTGTTGAAGAACCAGCAGTAGATACAGCAGTTGGGTTCGCACCAAATAAAATATAAACATCAGCAGTAGATGCTATTCTTACATATTCAGTTTGAGAACCAAAAGCACTTGATTGTGAACTTGTACCTGTGCTTGTTATTCCTTGATGAGTAGTAGGTCTTAATCCATAATTAAAACTCATAATTTTTCTCCTAATTAATTAGGGGGAAATACCGCTAGGCAAGATCCCCCATGTGTTTATTATCTTCTAATTACAAAAGTTACAACTGCTTTTGAAGTATTAGTTGATCCACCATCAGTAATCATTTCGATAGATCCACCTTCAGTTACAGTATTTGCACCAGTTGGTTCAGCTGTGTCTATTGCACCAGCAGAGCCTGAAGCTACGATAGAAATTCCACCGCCAGTAACTGCTGTTCCACCGATTTCAAAAGAAAGTGCGGCAGTACCAGTAATAGTTGCTTGATTAGCAGAAAGAATTTTTACAATTTTTCCACCATCAGGTACAGCAACAAAAGTTGATGAAGCTGTTGATACATCTTCAATTTCAGCTGTTATAAAATAGTCGTTTAATGTTCTCATTTTTTATCCTTTTTATTTGCTTCGTTCCGACTTTAAAAATCTTCAAAGACCAAACAAAATTGTTGATTAAATATGATGGGGGATTTCTCCCCCACCACAAATTATTTATTATGAAGTAGTTAAGTCTGTAACCATTCCACTTGCTTTTTCATTTCTTGACTCAAGAGTGTACTCAGCAACCATAAATCTCTGATCTGCGTCAGCAGTCTGAGCTGGAGTTTGCAAAGCAAAATCTCTTAAGAAAGAAACTGCCCAGTAGTCCATCTCTAATACAAGAGCATCTTGACCTACTTTAGCAGCAGTAGCATTAGCACCTCTAATGAATCTGTTTGGAGCTACTTGCATAGTTCCGAAATCTGACTCATATACATCAATAGAAGTAATTAATCTTCTATCTTCAGCAGCGTCAAATCTTGTAGATCCACCAGTAAAGCCTGATAGTTTTTGTTTATTGAAAGCACCAACCATAATCATGTTAGGGTTTCCGCCTTCATTGTAACAACTTCTCAAAACACCTTTTAACTGATCTTCAGTAAAAGCTCTTTGAGTACCATCAGTTCTAGCAGCACCATTACCTGCACCAGATCCACCAGCACCTGCATCAACATTAGTTTCAATCCAAGTTTGGCATCCACCTAGTTCTCTTGCAGTTGTAGCATCTCCAGCAGCTTTAGCATTGTTAGATAAAAGAGCAGTTTCCATATCTCTTTTTAACTCTTTTGCAGCTTTTGCTACTTGGTAAGCTAACTCATTGTTTCTACCAGCAGATGTTACAGCATCATTAGTTCCTGATACTTGAACAGCTTTAGTAGAGATTTGAGTAAAGTTAGTTTCTTTAGTTGTCGCACTTTGAGTTCCATAAGAAATCGCAGCACCTTCAACCGCAGCATTTGCAGCCACATCAGCTAATGCGTCTGTTTGCCATTGGTGTGAAGTGTTTGTTGCTTTTGTTTTAGCAACGCCAGACATAAAAGGTGTTTCAGTTGGTGATATTGAATAAATAATATCTGCCAAATCTTCTCTTATGCCGACTGTTTGGTATGTTTGATATACAGCCATTGTTTATCTCCTTAGTAGGTTATTGTTTATAAATAACGAAGTAAAAGATCAGTAGCGTCTTTTGGACTTCCTGACTTTTTCAACGCTTTAATTTGATTCAACCTAGACTTAGAGTTTAATTCTTCTTTTGTACTTTTAATGCCTGACTTAACAAACTTAGTGGTTGGTTTAACTTTTTTAGAAACTAAATTAGGTTTAGCTGATTTAGTTTTATTAAAGTTCATACCATCCATAATCACATCAAAATATCTTGAATCATAAATTCTTGCGACATCCTCATTTGAGAATCCCTTAGAACTTAAGTAGTTCATAATATTCGATTTAACTGTTGCACCTTTTATAGGATCAGCAATTTCAGGATGCTTCATGTGAAGTTTTTTTTGTTCTTCTCTTAACACTTCCTGGAACTGAGATTGTTGATGCTCTCTCAGTTTTTGCTGTGCTTGTTGAATTGATTGTTTTCGTTTTTGTATTCTACGATCAACTCTAGCAGCTTCAGTCGGATCTTCCTCCCAAAGAGCATCTAACTCTTTAGAATTCATATCGTTGTTAATTTCAGCGTTCAAAGTAACGACTAAAGAATTTAAATCTTCCATCTTTGTTGAATACTGATTTTTCAGACGATCTTCTTCGGCTTTTAGCTCTCTTTTTTCAATCGCTATCTCCTCAGTTTTTCGTCTATAGTCGGCATCTTTTTGATAACCTGCTTTTAATTCTTCAAGGTCAACATCAATCTTTTCACCATTGATAATAACTTGGTGTAGATCGGTTTCTTGTTCTTCAATCGCATTTTCATCTTCGGATGCTTCTTCTTCTAAAACTTCCTGAACTGGTTGTTCCGGTTGAGTTTCAGTTGGTTGTTCAACCTCAGTTTCTGTTTCTACTTTCGCTTCAACTTCTTCTTTTGGTTCAACTGGTGTTGCTTCTGCTTGAGGTTTTTTGATAACTCCTTTAGAGTCCATTAAACCTTCAATAGATTTAGCAGCACCTTGTACTGACACATTGTTCAGTAATGGGTTACTGTCAGACATTTAAGTCCTCCTATGGTTAAGCTGTCTTACGACTTGGCTTTGATTAAATCAAAGAAAAAAAATTTCTTTGCTTATTCTAACCTTGATGGTTAAAATTTTGTTTGGCGTTGTTGTTTTCTAAAATCTTCTAACTGTTTTTCTGCAAGTTTTCCTGTTTCAATTACAGTTTGAAGATGTTGTTCTACTTTTCCAACAACATTATAAGCAATCCAGAGTTTTTCTCTAGTATCGCTTTCTTTCGCACCAGTTTTTTCAAGTAGTGCTTCAGAATAAAGTTTTTTTAGAGAATCAACTGCCTCTATAAAAATTTTATTCTCCAGTATTTGTTTGGCTTGGTTGGATCGGCTGATTTCTTCCGATCTCCTCACCTGGTCTTTGGTTTCCATTTAGTCCTTGTAACTGTTGACTGAACATATTAGTCGATTTTGTGGCTTGTTCAAGAATTTTGTTATCTCCTGCCACCATCATCTTATCTAAATCTGCATCAGCTTTAATTTTTGCAGCATCTAACTGAGTATTATACTTTAATGCCATTTCTTTTATCTTCGCTTCAAAGTCTAATTGCATTTCTTGAGTTTTTTGAGCCAATTCTTGTGCTTGTAATTGTAGATCAGCAATTTTTCTCTTATTCTCAGCATCAATTCTAGTAAATTCTATTTTTTCAATAGGAGTTAGAGGTGGTGGAGCTGGTGGAGGCATCATTTGTTTGCCAATATCAGGATTAACAAAGTAACTTTCCACATTTTTAAGTCCAGCGTTCTCAATTACTTTCGATAAAGTGTTATAAATATTTTTTAGAGTTACCATTGGCATCTCTTTTCCACCTTGTAACTGAAATGCTTGAAGTTGTCGTTCAAGGATGTTGTTTAGAACTAGGATTTGTTGCTCTTTAGAGCCAGTTCCAAGTCCTACCACAATATTAATATTAAATTTATCTTTCCATTCAGTAGGTTTAACCGGTACATACTGATTATTTAACATAACAATTCTTTCTTTGTCTTGATACTTAACCATAAGCTCAAATATTTTTCTAAATAAATCTTTAACGCCTGTTTCAGCAAATATTCTAGCAATTAATTCTGAACGCATTTGAGTTTGCGTCATCAAAGTATTTACACCAGTTGCAGTTTTTGAATTTAAAGTATCTGCATCTAATCCTTGAGCAGACTTTGTAATTCCAGTTCTAGCTTCTCTAACAGAATCTAAATAAGATAACATTGGAAATGCTTGTTGTGAAATCGGTTGAGCTTGTAAAGGCTGCATCACTTGTCCTGGAGGTTGCTTAGTTCTAACTACACCACCTGGTCTAGTCGTTAAAAGATCATCCATATTCACCATACCATCCATGATCGCAACTCTGTTGTTATTCGTTAAATACATATTGTCTAATAACTGACGCATGACAGTTGATTTCATTAATTGGATGTCTTCAACTAATTCTGAAATTGATCTTCCATAAAATCTGTGTGGCATTGGAATAGGAGTTACAGTTACAAATGGAACATTATCGCAAGGCATATTTTCTAACACCATAGAACCATCATCCCCTGCTGATACAATTCTTCTTAGTTCTGCAATACCATCTTCATCGTAATCGTATTTTACATAAGACTCATAGATTAAAACTTTTTCTGTAGATTTATCTGTAGCACTATCGACTGGAAACTCATCTATATTTCTTTGTCTAGTAATTTCTTCACTATTGTAAATATCTTCTTCGCTAGTTGGTAAGTCATTAACTTCATCTTCATCATAACCCATAGCAACTAGGTCTGATCTTGACATTAAAACTTTGTGAGAAACAAAATCGGCATCGTCAATAGATTTTGCATTTCTATCAATTAAAAATTCTTCTGGCGGAACGCTTTCAATTTTTATTTTACCAGTTTTTTTAGTTCGTTTAATTTTGCAATTGTATAAAATAAAATCTGGTTCTTGAACTTGAGATACATCTGCTCCTTGATCTTCATATTGTTCTAGTAGTGCTTCAAATTGTTCTTTTGCAGTTTCATCTTCTATTTCTTCTTCTTCAATAATTTCAATTTCATCTTTAGTATCTTCTAATAAATCTTTTTCAGCTTTAGATAAATTTTTGTAAGTTTCAAATTCTACTTTTTCACTTTCGTCATAATAAATTTTTAAGAAACCATTTTTTTCAATTAGAGCATCTTTAAAAAAATTATATAATAATTGGAAACCATTATTGTCTTTGTAAAACACATGATTTAAATATGCGGTTGCTTGTTCTGCCAAAGGTACATCTTCCGCAGTTACCGGTTCGCATCTTACTACTTTATCACTTGCAGTAAAAACTCTAAGTAGGTTTGGCAAGATACTTTCGATTGTATCTGCAACATCAGTTGATACTACCTGACTACGACCATCTATTTCTGTTCCAAGTTTATCACCTAAATAATATTCTAAAGATTTTCTTCTAGACTCAGAAAGATTACCTCCTAAATAGCCTAAAGCATTTTCTATTTGGTTGGATAATAAACTTCTTAATTTAGGATCTGATAATTCGATTATTTTTTTTGCCATATTAAACTATATAATTTGTGTCCACATAAATTGGTTTGTCCCAATCTGATCTTTCGATAGGTTCTGTCACAGCTCCATATCGTACTGAGTCTGCAAAGTGTGATGCCCAGTTGTGCAAAGGTTTATTTCTAAAACAATTATTTTTTTCATCCCAGCGTTTGCAATATGATTTTAATGCCTCAACCAACTTTTTGCAATTGTTTTTATGAAAGTAGCACTTAGGCAACATTCGTCTTACTTGCTCAATACCATCTTCTACACTAAGTTTAGGTGCTATGTCAAATTCTAGCCCCATTTCTTTTGCGGTTTCCCACCTAGACTTATTCGTTCCAATCTCTCTAACTCTAATATCATGGGGAGCTATATGTTTTGAGTAGTTATAAGGTTTGCTATCTATAATATTTAAATAATGCTCTAAACCCTCACCTGCATTTTCATAGCAGTCGATTATTCTAACTTCATCATTGTGTCGTTGAGCAAAGGTAATCACAGTAGAGTCATTCATTCCTAAATCCCACCATGTTTCGACCTCTAAATTATCATCGATTTCAAAATTTTTAACATTCCCTTTTTCTTCTAGTTCCTCAATTGTCTTACCATAATAAGAACCTGATATTCCAGCTTGGAAAGAACATTCAAATTCTTGAGCATAACTTTCTGGCGACATTGTTTGTTTTGCAGCTTGTAATTCTTCCTTTGCTATAATGTTTGTTTCACTAGCTTTGAAGACTGCTGTAAACCAATCTTTATTGTGTTTAGCATTTTCATGTAAATCAAAGAACCAGTTTCTTCCCATCGGAGTGCCTATGAATATTGCAAAGCCTTTTCTGTCCGACAAACAAGGTCTTAAAATGGTATCAAAAAGGTCTGGCGAAAGGTTTTGAGTTTCATCGCAAACTATCCCATCAAAATACTGACCTCTTATGGCAGCACTATTCTCACCGCCTAAAATTTGTATTCTTGAATTATTAACTGAGAAATCTACCCTAAGTTCAGACTCATTGAATTTTGTTCCTGGTATGGCAGAGGAAAATTGTTTCATATAATCCCAAGCGGTGCTTTTTCCTTGCAACCGGTAAGGAGAGATAAAAGCAAATCTAGGATAGGGTTTATTGCTTGTTAGAGCAGCTCTAATGAGGTGGTTGATAGCAAATACAGTCTTACCCCCTCTACGATGAACAATGATGACATTAAAGCGGTTCTTATCGCATTTTTCATGCAAAAAATTTTGGATTTTTCTTGGTGCGTAAGGAATAACAATTTGTTTCATTTTAAAACAAAACCCCTATACTTCATTTCCCCAAACATCCCAACCAGGTGTAGTTTGTCTAGCAAATAATTCTATTCTTGGTAAATCTCCAACTAATTCTAATATTAAATCTTTGAATTTATCTGGTTTTTTTGAATGTTTTTCAATCGGAAACACCTGAAGTTGTCTTACAGAATTAGATAACCTTTTTGGTTTTCCTTTTGTTGCTAATATACATATTTCAGGATTAGCTCTTGTCCATCTACCTAAACCTAAAAAAAAACTATCAGATTTTTTATTTTTTTTACACCAAACAAAAGCAGTTGATTTATATTCAAAACCCCATGATTTTACTACTTCCATAAATTCATTTAATTTAGGTAATGTAACCCACATAAATAAAACACAATCTTCGTCTGCAATTTGTTTTACAGGAAGATTACAAATATCTTTTAAATTCATTACTGAATAATGATCAGTTACTGAACTATTCATCATTTGTCCTTTATAACTCCAAGCAGGATCTGCATAAATAATTTTATATTTTTTATTAGGAAATATCATTCAATGTATAGTTGTATTTGAATCTGGATAATCGTCTGGCAAAATAAATTGTGTTCTTAAAAATTCAGAAAAGTCTTCAGCTTCATCGTTTGTTTTAAAACCTTGAAAATGTGTAATCA